GCTGGCTACGTTGCATCATGAGCGCACAGAAGCTGTCATGCGCTATCTGGATGAGCATGAAACAGGGATGGCAGTAGAGATATCCACCGCAACCGGAATCGACAAGCGCCTCGTTACGAAGATGCTTAAGCACCTTCATGAAAACGGTGAGTTGCATCGTGACTGGTGCCACAAGAACGCATGGGTATACAGCAAGAAGCCGGTATTTAACTTTGGTGCAGCTAACCCACTGACAGCATTTATCAACCAGAGATTAGGGGAGGTGCGCACATCATGAGCGAACCTAAATTTCCTGAGCTACCAGTTGATGTGCAAGTCGCACTGATTAATGCGGCAACACAAATGGCAACCGCGAAAATACAGTCTCAAGGAAGCAGATACAACCAAGACCTGGATTTCTTTAAGCGGGAGTATCATAAAATCTGCGACGCACTTTATACAGAAAATCGTGGCCGCTAACACACCAGCACGCTGATGGAGAGGAATGATGAGCAACATCCCGATTGATATTGGCTGGTACACAATTCTGTGCATCGGATTTGGTTTAGCGGTGGGTATAGCTTTTACCTTGTACGCAAAAGGTGAGTGATGGAGAGGAATATGGACGAATCAAGAAAGGCTTTCGAGCAATGGTATTTGCTCAATTGGGGCCACACCGAAGACAACCACGAAACCCTGTTTGACATCGGACCGGACGATCACAGTTATTACAGGCTGGGCGTGAGATTGGCATATGAAGCATGGGCCGCATCTCGCGAATCACTGAGCATTGAATTAACCCCGGCGTGCTGGAGGACATACTATCCGGACACTGATGAGTACCAATACAGAGCGCATTCAGAGAGCGGTCCTGAATCATGCGCCAGAAGAATAGCGTATGAGATAGGTGGCTACGTCGTACCGGTATATCACGGCAAACCACAGAATTGCGCCGCTGGAATCAAAGTGAAGGAGTGAGTATGAGGCACGAACTGAAAATTCTTCCTGAGCATTTCATTCCCGTGCTCGACGGCGTGAAGCTGGCAGAGCTTCGCAAGAACGATCGCAATTATCAGGTCGGTGACGTTCTGGTGCTGTATGAATGGAATGGTGAATATACGGGCGACGCATGCGAGCGTGAAGTTATTCACGTTGCAGATGTCGGTTCATATCTACCTGGCTACGTCCTTCTGAGCATGAGAGAAATCCATGAGGAAACTAACGTTTGAACTAAGAAGCCCCATTCATCAGCAGAACGCCATTCAAGCCATACAGCAAGTTTTACCCTCCTACGACAAGCCAATCATCGTAACCATCTCAGAAAGAACTCGCTCAGCAGTCCAGAACAAACGTTTGTGGGCCACTTTGCGCGACATCTCTTTGCAGGTCGAATGGCATGGTCGATGGCTGGATGCTGAAAGCTGGAAGTGCATCTTCACCGCAGCATTAAAGCAGCAGGACGTTGTGCCTAACCTTGCTGGTAACGGATTCGTAGTGATAGGCCAGTCAACCAGCAAGATGCGCGTGAGTGAGTTCGGAGAGCTTCTGGAGCTTATCCAGGCATTTGGCGCTGAGAAGAATGTTAAGTGGTCTGATGAAGCCAGATTAGCTCTGGAGTGGAAAGCCAGATTCGGAGATGCGGCATGAAGAAACAGCGACGAAGCATAACCCAAATCGCAATGGACAACCTGATATTCATCCCCACCAAACGCTCAAGAAACAAAACCAAGCCAGTACCTACCGAATCAGACGTAACAACCTTCAATTATACCGCACCTGTGGGATATCCGCTGGTTGCGTGAACGTGCGAGGAAATAGCTATGAGCCTTATCGAAGATTACCAGTGCCGACTTGATGACCTGCTTACAGAGGCATCAGTAGACGACATCGACCCCATTGACCTGCTGGTCAACTCAATAGCCGATTATCTGGAAGGCGAGCTTGAGGATGAAGAAGACAAAACGCTTTGCGTCGACTTCGGCGGAAAGAGCCTGATTATCAGCATTGTCAGCAATGACGAGCAGCCATTTAGCGAGAGGGTGCATTGATATGGACTATTCACAGTTACATGACGCACAGATAAACATGATGGTGTGTAAGGCGCTTGGACATGAGCTAAGCAGTTACGCGCGAATCATCATGCAAGATGACGCGACAATTCTTCTTTCAGACAATAAAACTCTGGTTGACCACTGCAACAACCCGGCAGACGCATGGCCGATTGTCACTGGGAATAAAATAAATATTGAGTGGCATGAATGGAAAGGTGGGGAGTTTAAACCTTATGCGCTTAACAACGCAACGATGAAGTCTTGTTATGACGATAACCCTCTACGCGCCGCAATGGTTGTCTTCCTCATGATGCAGGACGCAAAACATGCTTAGCCAATCAGAAGCCCAATCCTACGAGCAGCAGAGTATACGTCGAACGTTGTGCGCCGGCTGCACGAAGAAGCTATCAGATGACGAGGTTCATTGCTGTGAAGAATGCGCCTCACTGGCAATAGCGTATCGCGACCCTAACGGATTTATGACGGAGGAAGATGATGAGTGATTATTTAAGGTGGTTTTTGTTTGAGCGCTGGCTGATTAAGTTTGCGGTTAAGGACTGGATGACAGCCGACGCGAACAAACTGAAGCAGAGAAAGGATTATTACTTCGCCAGAATGCAGGAAAACTACTGCTCAATCAGAAGCAGAATCTTCATCAAGAAAGACCTGCAGTCAATCCTGCAACTGAGGGGTAAGGTTAATGGCTAAAGCTCCTCGGCGAAAATGCAAAGTCTGCAATGAATGGTTCCACCCGGCATTCTCAAATCAATGGTGGTGTAGCCCGGAACATGGAACTGAATTAGCACTGGAGCGACGAAGCAAGGAGAGAGAAAAGGCCGAGAAAGCAGCAGACAAGAAACGACGACGAGAATATCAGCAGCAGAAAGACAAGTTAAAGATTCGAAAGCTCGCCTTAAAACCCCGCAGTTACTGGATTAAACAAGCCCAACAAGCAGTAAACGCCTTCATCAGAGAAAGAGACCGCGACTTACCATGTATCTCGTGCGGAACGTTCGTATCCGCTCAGTTCGACGCTGGCCATTACAGAACCACGGCAGCAGCGCCCCAACTGCGGTTTGATGAACGCAATATATCGAAGCAATGCATCGTATGTAATCAGCATAAAAGCGGAAACCTCGTTCCTTACCGTGCTGAGTTAATCCGGCGCATAGGCATAGAGCAAGTCGAGGCAATCGAATCTGACCATAAGCGCCATCGCTGGACTACCGAAGAGTGCAAAGCGATTAAGGCGGAGTATCAGCAGAAGCTTAAAGACCTGCGTGAAAGCAGAGGTGAGGCAGCATGAGCAAAATCCAATACCCAATGACCACGGCAGCAATTTTCGATGATGTTGTCTACCCGCTGCATTTCGATAATGCCGACAAGGTTAAGCAAGAAATGGAAGGCGCGGTTAACTGGTTCTGCCGATGGTGCAACGAAGAGAGGGCCGTTGTGAAGGCTAGATTGCTTGTCAGTTGCTGGGGCCAGTATCTGAGCCATGAGCAGATTATGCAGGAGGCAGCATGACGGACAAATCAAACACCCCGGCAGAAATTAAAGACCTGTGGCGAACGCCGCCAGAGATATTCCACGCGCTAAATGCTGAGTTCAATTTCGTGATGGATGCAGCTGCAAGCATTGATAACAGCCTATGTAGACATTTCATCACTGAATATCAGGACACACTCAAAACCCCATGGAATGAAGTAATTCCGAACATTCCTGGCTATGTATGGCTCAACCCACCCTACAGCAAGCCAATGCCATTTGTGCAGAAAGCGGCACAAGAAAATGCAGAACACTGGACGGGCTGCGTGATGCTGCTCAATGCAGATTGCTCAGTTGGCTGGTTTATGGAAGCGATAAAGACGGCGCATGAGGTCAGGTTTATCACAGGCGGTCGCTTGGCATTCCTGAGTGCAACAACTGGAAAGCCCGTATCAGGCAACAACAAGGGTCAAATGTTTGTTATCTGGCACCCATACCCACGCGCTGGAGAATGCCGAATGACAACTGTCGATCGCGATGTACTGATGCAATACGGAAAACGATTCATGAAGGGGGTCTTATGTGCAGCGTAACTAACATCCAGCAAGTCAAATGGCAGCGTCAGCGCGATATGCATACCGAGCAGGTGCTGATTGGCAAAGAGCATGAGCTTGAGCGCAGTCTTGATTATGTGCGCGAGCAGCTGCGGGAAGTGCGTAATCGGCTCGGAACGAATAAGCCAACAGGGGGCGATGCGGCATGAACCTGGAAAACTATGTCAAATTCCATTCACCGAAGACCGTTCAAATTAGCGATTCCCCACGAGCAACCGCATCTGATTCACTTTCCTGTACTGATGTAATGGCTGCAGGTGGAATGGTTCAGAGTAGAGCGCCTTTAGGCTTCTCTGCGTTTTTAGGGAAGATGGAAATCAGCAGCAATGACCGTGAGAAAGCTATTGAACTGCTGACCCAATATGCACTTGAGCACTGCGATAAGGTTGCCGCCTTACGTAAGCTCGAAAATGATATTAAGCCAAAGGTAATGCAAGTGCTCGCAACATTCGCATTTGCTGACTATTCCCGTAGCGCTGCCAGTACGCGAACCTGTGATTGCTGCGCCGGCAAGAAGTTTGTCGATGCTGAAGTCATGACGATGAAAAGCATCGGACAGCCGTATCTTACTGAGCGCAAGGAAACGGTGAAGGTGCTTTGCCATAAGTGCAAAGGGAAGGGCGTGCTGACTAATGCCTGCCAGTGCAACGGCAAAGGCGTGGTGGTCGACAAAGAGAAAACCATTCTACAGGGTGGCGTTCCTGCATATAAAACGTGCGGGCGCTGCAATGGGCGTGGTTATGCTCGTTTGCTGCCTGATGCCGTACGGAAATACATCTGCGCTACGGTGATTGATGTGCCAGAAACCACATGGCGTAGGTCATACAAGGACTTCTTCGAAAGCCTGGTTGGCGAGTGCATTAAGCAGGAGGAATACGCAAATCAGATGTTGAGCAAAGTCACCCGTTAGTAAATATTTTCTACGAAATAGGAATTATCTAGAAAATCACACTTTACAAAGTGGCGATATTTGTTTAATCTGAAACCAATGATGGAGTAGTGCAGTCATTCGATAGCCCTGAGTTAATAGCTCGGGGCTTTTTGCGTTCATGCCGATAGCAAAACACATCGTCATCGTGGCGGTGTTATCTTGCATGAGGTGGAAGAGTGGAGCTCCTTCCCGTCAGCTCCACGAAACGGAGCCCGCAACAGGTAAGAGCATTGAGCGATGTCGGAGATCGCCATTCTTGGTAGAGGGTTCGAATCCCTACTCATTGCTCTTTCCGTTGTGGTTATCAGGTGCAAGTATCGAACCAAGACGTGCTTGCATTGGCTGGGCTTGGCAGCACCACAACCCTATTTGCATCTGTCGTAGTTTGGGAATTACGTCTGGCTTCCAACCAGAAGATGCGGGTTCGATCCCCGCCAGATGCTCCAATTTACGAGCCATAGCCTCTGTTCATCTCATCTGATGGTGATTCACGCTATGGCCTTCTAAGCACGACCTTTCTGAAAGCACTCTATATCCAACAACCAGACCTCACACACCTCACCGTATCGCTCTGTGGCTACGGGTTTAGAGTGCTGCCAAAAAAGAAAACCCAGCACTATGGCTGGGCTTCGTGAAGATGGGTGGCAAGAGACTGCTCGAACAGCCTCTTGCCTGATTTGCCCGTGCGTTTACTCACGAACAAACCACGTTACTAGTCAATGTATCCTGGATTTGTTCTACCAAACATCAACTAATTCTTAATTGAACAGATCCCCGAACTCAGGGGCGAGAAAATGAAGATGGACGAAAGATACAGCAATGCGACCTATGGTAGCGCTGGTCTTGCGGCTTTCTTTGCCAGCCTTTCACTACAGGACTGGGGCTTCATCATTGGCGTCGCGTTCAGCATTATCCTCGGCGTTCTGACTTACCGGCTCAACAAGCGTGAGCAAATGAAGCGAACGAAGATACTGCAAGACATCCTGAACAAAACCGACTCCACCAATCCATCAGCAACGGCGAAAGTTATTGCCGAACTCGGACAGAAAGCACCGAAGGAAATCTGATGAATACCTCTTTGCGTAATAAAATCGCTGCCACTTTAGGTGGTGGGGCCATAGCTATTGCTACAGTCATGCTGTCAGGAAAGAATGGATTAGAGGGAAGGGAGTACGTCCCTTATCGCGATGTCGTTGGAGTGCTGACTGTATGTGATGGTCACACTGGACCCGACATCATTCAGGGTAAGCGATACACAGACAAAGAATGTGATGCGCTAACTCAAAAGGATTTAACACGAATCGCCAGTCAGGTTGATCCTCACATCAAGGTGCCAACTTCTGAAACACAACGAGCCGCCATCTATTCATTCGCCTATAACGTAGGTGCATCAGCTGCCATTAATTCAACACTGCTCAAAAAGCTCAATGCTCGCGATTACGCAGGTGCATGCGCAGAACTGAAGCGATGGGTTTATGCGGGAGGTAAGAAGTGGAAAGGACTGGTTAACAGGCGTGACGTTGAATATCAGGTATGCACTTGGGGTCAGAAATCCGCAGCATCAAAAGATAATGGCTTCGGGCCGCTAAACCCTGGCACTCCGCCATCTGCTCCTGGAGTGTTCTGATGAGCAGACTAAGCGCAATCATCATTGCAGTAATCGCCTGCATCATCATTTCTCTGGCATGGGTCGCCAATCACTACCGCGACAACGCTATTGCCTTCAAAGACCAGCGCGATAAGGCTACTGAACAGCTAAGCCTGGCGAACGCCACTATCAAAGACATGCAGACCCGCCAGCGTGATGCCGCTGCACTGGATGCCAAATACACTGGGGAACTGGATGATGCGAAAGAAACCATTGAGCGTCTGCATAGCGATGTCATTGCTGGCCGTAAGCGGCTGCAACTCAACGCAAACTGTCCCGCGAACGGATCGACCAGCACCGGCGGCATGGTCGATGCTTCCGGTCCCCGACTTACTGACTCCGCTGAACGGGATTATTTCACCCTCAGAGAGCGAATCGTCACAGTGACAAAGCAGGTCGGTTATCTGCAGGACTACATCAGGACGCAATGCCTGAAGTGATTCGTCACCCACTATACAGAACAGCCTGACTGCAGTCGGGCTTTTTTTGTGTCTGAGCGCCATGCCCGGCGTAAATAAACCACAGAGCCTTACAGAAATGAGCATCGGAGAATCACCGTTATAAGCGGCGGCTTCTCTGTGGGCGGTGTTTCTGGGCAACGAGGCTCATTTTTATAAGGTAAACGCAATGACCAATCTGATCGCAGTAGAAGCAGAAGTGTCCATGAGTAGCCTGGACTTCCTGAACAACATCATCAACCCGTCTCGAATTGAGGCAGGAGAAAAGCCCGTTCGTCCATCCGACTTTCATGCCCGGGTAAATGATGAGATTGATGAAGAATTAAACTACGAAAATTTCGTAGTTGGCAGGACAGGTCATAAATCGCATTACACCATGCTTAACATGGAGCAGATGACGCTTGTCGGCATGAGAGAGTCAAAAGCAGTTAGGCGCTCTGTGCTGGCAAAGCTAAAAGTGATGCACGGACCACAAATCCCTCAAAGCCTACCAGAAGCATTGCGACTCGCTGCTGACCTTGCTGAACAAAAGGCGGTACTGGAGAACAAGCTTGCTATTGCAGCGCCTAAAGCTGAGTTTGTCGACCATTATGTAGAGGCGTCAGGTCTTATCGGATTCAGAGAGGCCGCAAAGCTTCTGAAGGTGAAAGAAAGTGACTTCCGCCTGTTTCTTCTCGATCACGGCATCATGTACCGGCTTGCAGGAAAGATGACGCCATACGCACAGCATCTCGATGCAGGTCGATTCACCGTGAAAACTGGTGAGGCCGGAAATGGTCATGCATTCACTCAGGTGAAGTTTACGCCTAAAGGAATCCAGTGGATTGCCGGATTGCTCGCTGGCGAAAGATACAAGGCTGCCTGATATCAACCCCGCGTCGTCCTGTCGCTGTCTCACCATCTTAACGAAGACCACGCCGCCTAAGCGGTCTCCCTCCGTGCGAGTGGATGGTGTTAATCAATAACAGGGCATACCGCGATTTACCCGCTTAATCCATGATGCGGGGTTTACGCACATGGCAGCTAATCTGCGCTGCGGTAGACGAAGCAGAGTTATTACAGAAGCTCCTTCCGAGGGGCTTCGATAATGACAATTTCTATTTTAGAAGGACATAGAAATGCCTACTAAGAAGCAACCAGGTAGGCCAGCAGGAACCCCAAAGACTGGTGGCCGCCAAAAAGGAACACCAAACAAGGTGACCGCAGACGTCAAATTGATTGCCCAGACCTACGGCGAGGAAGCAGTTAAGGCGTTAGTGAAAATACTACGTGACAAAGAAGCACCTGCCGCAGCAAAGGTATCAGCAGCAAAAGAAATAATGGATCGCGCCTACGGTAAAGCCACTCAGCCTATGGAACATTCAGGTAGCGGTGGCGGGCCAATTGAGCACAACCATAACGTAGCTGTAGACGAAAAGGCGCTTAACAGCATATTGAGCAAACTATGAGCAAAATACTCGAATGGGAAGATTTGAGCGAAGCAGAACGCCAAGCCATCAAAGTCCTGTCCGAGCGCTCATTTCTGGCCTTTAACCGCATATTCTTTCAGCTGTTGCAGGGTGAGAAGTGGTCAGTTAACTGGCATCACCGATACATTGCGCAGGTGATTGAGGATATCGTCGCTGGAAAGCTCCGTAATGTGGTCTTCAACGTTCCTCCAGGCAGTGGGAAAACAGAGATGTTAAGCATCCATGCGCCAGTGTGGACAATGCTGAACTGCCAGAAGGTCAGGAACCTCAATATTTCCTTCAGCGACACCCTGACAAAGCGCAACAGCCGCAGAAGCCGAGAAATCATCACGTCAGCTGAGTTTCAGACTCTATGGCCTCACTCGCTTGGCGTTAATCAGGCTGACGAATGGCAGTTGTTGAACGATGACGGAAAGGTTAAAGCCGAAGTAGTAAGCCGCGCAGCAAGTGGTCAGATTACCGGATCGCGTGGCGGTTATCAGATGCCAGGCTTTTCAGGTTGGATAAACCTTGATGACTTCGACAAGCCTCTTGATGTTTTCTCAGAGGTGAAGCGAAAAAAGGCACAGCAGACATTAACCAACACCATCCGCTCTCGTCGTGCCAATAAGTCAAAAGAGAACCCGACACCAATCGTCGCCATTCAGCAGCGGCTGCACACAGACGACAGCAGCGCTTTCATGCTGTCAGGTGCAATGGGTATCGACTTTGAGCACGTCATTATCCCCGCGCTCATTGATGAAGCCTATATAGATTCTTTACCAGAATGGCTTCAGGTGCATTGCTGGAATGACGTCAAAGACAGCGAGAAGATGCGAGGCTACTGGTCATACTGGCCTGCCAACGAATATGTGGGCGATCTGTGTCGCCAATGGGATACGGATGAATACACGTTCATGTCTCAGGGCATGCAGAAGCCTATCAAGTTAGGCGGCAACGTGTTTGATGGTTCATGGTGGCAGACATACGGACCTGACGGTGATAAGCCAGAGCCTGAACGCTTCGAATACCGATTCACTACCGCAGATACAGCGCAGAAGACGGCTAACCATAACGACTGGTCGGTACTGTGCGAGTGGGGCGTTTACAAAGACGACCTCTATCTAATCCACATGGAGCGCGGAAAGTGGAAAGCGCCAGAGCTAGAAACAAACTTCAAGGCGTTTACCTCTCAGGCGTGGCGTAAGAATCGGGAAGCCGGAACGCTGAGAAAAATCTACGTTGAAGATAAGTCCAGTGGCACAGCTCTTATTCAGAACCTTGAGAAGAAGCTTCCAATCAAGATAACCCCTCTTCAGCGAAATAAAGACAAAGTTACCAGGGCAATGGACGTATTGCCGGTGGTCAAGGCTCAGCGTGTCTACCTGCCTGCTGACGCTTCATTCTCCTCAGAGTTTATCGCTGAGCACAGTGCTTTCACCTACGACGACACTCACGACCACGACGACATCGTGGATAACCTTATCGACGCCGTGACTGAGGAATTACTCCTTGGCAGTGATGCCCTACGCAGAATCAAGGCGCTTGCAAGCTGAGAACTCACATGGCTAAACGCAACAACAGGCAGCAAAAGAAAATCGACAAGAAGATGAACATGGACAGCTATCAAAACGTGTTCATGAACATAGGAACAGGCGGTGACAGGTCAGCCTACAGC